CTAGATATTCAAAGAGAACTGTTTGATAGATACGATAGTTCGGAATATAGGCTCATAATTGTTGACAACACTCCAGACAACGAGAAACGTACTATTGAACAAAGACCAAATGAATTGGTGGTTTTGCGTAATAGTAATAATGAGTTTGATGGAATTTCCCATGGTTCCGCTATCGATTACGGATTAAATTTTGTGGAGTCTAATGTTGTATGTATATTGGACTCCGATTTTTTTATTCTCGACAAAAACATACATCAATATATAATGTATCTGCTAAATCAAGGATACGAAGCGATTGGTGCTGAATTTGGAGATGAAACCTTCCGTGCGAAATTTGCAGATAAGTTTGATAATATACCAATATGTTTTTGTTATTTTGCTAGAACGGAATTTGCCAAAATGTATACGTGGACCGTTTCTCAAAATGAAGTCAACTTTTCAAATTCATTTATTGAAACTGGATGGAGATTTAGAGAACATGTATTGAATAATGATACAAAAACTCTAGGTTGGAAAATTGACAATATTGAACAAAACACTAAACAGATTTACCGAAATGAATTCAATCAGGTTGTAGGTATGCATTATTTTGCAGGATCACATTTTAGGTTGAATGAAGATATTAAATCAGAATTTAAAAGATTGTGTGTAGATTATGTATAAAAAACTTGAAACTTGTTTATGTTGTGGTGGTACTAATCTTAAATTTGTTTTAGATTTAAATTCTCAACCCTTAGCAAATAGTTATCTGGAAACGGCTGATGATTGTGAAATTATTTTTCCATTAGGTATCAATTATTGCTTAGATTGCACACATATACAATTGACAGATGCCGTTGATCCGGACCTACTGTTTAAAAACTATTTGTATGTTAGTGGAACAACAAAGACACTAAAGGACTACTTTGATTGGTTTGTCACATTGACGAAACAATACACCGACGGCCGAACAGTTTTGGATATTGCATGTAATGACGGTACACAACTGGATGCATATAAGTCTAGAGGTTTTAAAACTTATGGTATTGATCCCGCTGAGAATCTTTATCCATTAAGTTCAAAGAATCATACGATTGTGTGTGACTATTTGAATGATTCGAGCCTGAAAAAACTCGATACGAAATTTGATATTATCATTGCACAGAATGTTTTTGCACATAATACCTATCCCAAAGAATTCTTGGAGCAGGCCAAATCATCACTAAATGTAGACGGATGTATTTTCATACAAACCTCACAGGCAGATATGGTAAAGAATAATCAATTTGATACAATTTACCATGAGCATATTTCCTTCTTTAGCGTTAAGTCATTTTGCACTTTAGCCAAACGTGCGGGATTAAATGTGGTAGATGTCATTAGAACTCCTATTCACGGCACAAGTTTTGTTTTTGTATTATCTGAAACCTTGGAAGATCGATCAGACTCGCTAATTGCAAAAGAACAACAATTATCTCAAACAGTTATAGATTCATATGTCAGTAATTGCAAGAGAATCACAAAAGAAACATTCGATAAAGTTGAAGAATTGCAATCTCAAGGATATAAAATTATTGGTTATGGTGCCGCAGCAAAGGGTAATACCTTTTTGAATTTTGCTAAATTTAAATTGGATTATATTGTCGATGATAATGAATTGAAGCAAGGTTTGTACAGTCCAGGTTCAAAAATCCCGATCTGTTCTCCAGATAAATTACTTGAAGAATCTGATAAAATTTGTATTGTGCCTCTTGCGTGGAATTTCTTCGATGAGATTAAACAAAAAGTTCTATCCAGGAAATGTGACAATGTTATTTTCCTAAAATATTTTCCAGAAGTTGCTGTTGTATGATTACAAAGACATTAATTTCTCATTTTTACAATGAAGAATACTTGCTTCCTTGGTGGCTAAATCATCATAAAAAAATATTTGACAAAGCCGTATTGATAGACTATAATTCTACTGATCGGTCCGTTGAAATCATAAAAGATATATGTCCACATTGGGAGGTTGTTAAATCTCGTAATGAATTTTTTGGTGCGAGAGATATCGATTCGGAAGTTGAAGACCTTGAAAAGTCTATCACTGGATGGAAAATGTGTCTGAACACAACCGAATTTTTATTGGGTGATCTTTCTATACTGGAATCTGGGCCAGATATTCATACTATGCCTTGTGTTGTGATGGTCGACAATGAACCTAATGTGTTGGCATATAATGATATTCCTTTATTCGATCAAAAGATGCATGGAATTCATTATGATGAAGGCGCGTTTGGAATTAGGCGGGCTAGAGCAATACATAAAAAGAGTGAGATTGTCTATCCTTTAGGTAGACATTTTGAATCTTTTTCCACTAACAAATTATTGGTTTTGTGGTATGGTTGGTCTCCTCTCACCGAGCAAGTTATTAAGCGTAAGATGCAGATACAGAATAAAATGCCTGAATCCGATAAGCAAAAAGGTCTAGGTACAGGACATTTATTGGATATGGAAAAGTTTAATTCTTATTATAATCATTATATGAGTCTTTCCCGAGATTTGTCTAAAGATTTGGAAACATATAAAAATATGACAAGGTATTCATTATGAAGAGATTTTCGATTTGTATTGCCACTTATGAAATGGGTGGTTACGGTTTCACCTTTTTGGATCAATTATTGACAGAATTGAAAATGCAGACTCTGCAGGACTTTGAAGTTGTCATCTCTGACCAAAGTACAGATAATAAGGTTCTAGAGGTTTGCCAGAAACATTCGACTTTATTGGATATCAAATACTTCAAATATTTTTATAATAGAGGTAAAGCTGCTGCTAATATTAACCGTGCGATGGAATATGCATCAGGTGAAATTATTAAGATTCTATATCAGGATGATTTCTTTGTTGATCTTGATGCACTTAGTAAAATTGACAATGAATTCCGTAACGGTGCAAAGTGGGTGGTAAACGGATTTACTCATAGTGAAGATAAAAAGACTTTCTTCAACACAAGAATCCCTTTTTATCAAGACGCTGTTATAATTGGTGAGAATTCTATTGGTAATCCATCAAATTTTGCTATCCTTGCATCAGAACGTCTTTATATGGATGAAAGCATACTTTATGTTGTTGACTGTGAGTTCTATTATCGGACGAAACAGAAACTCGGACTACCTAATGTAGTTAAAGATATTCTGGTGTGTGCGAGACACCATCCAGTTTCCGCTGTAGATAATCCTAGTTTTTATCAATTGAAGGATCCAGAGGTTCAATATTGTCTGAAAAAACACGGATTGAGAATTCAATAAGTTGTATTTGTGTCGTATATATCTAATCGAGTAATTATACACATAGGAACCATTAACTCAAAAGTTATATAAATAATATACAAGTCTCGTTTTTGCAACCATAGTGTGTTGCGAGTCTAAAGGGAAATAATGAAATCATTTGTATACTATTTAAAAGAAGAAGCGGAGGGCGCGAAACTGAAGCATATACATCATGCTGAGGACCGCCCTCTTATGCATGGTGCTGAAGGTTTCGAACATGCTCACGCAGCACTAATGCAGGCGCATGAACATATGAAGGCCAAAGCAAAAAGCAGTAACCTATCAATGAAATATGATGGATCCCCATCAATCGTATTTGGCCATCATCCCGAAACTGGCAAATTCTTTGTTGCTAGTAAGTCGGCATTCAATAAGAATCCGAAGATCAATCATACGGAAGCCGATGTTGATAAGAACCATGGTCATGCACCAGGTCTTGCATCGAAACTTAAAGTTGCACTTAAAAATTTGCCTAAGGTAACTCCTAAAAAGGGTGTTTATCAAGGCGACCTAATGCACTCCTCCGAGGATTTACATCATCATGACTAAAAAAGTATCATTTACACCAAATACGATTACCTACACCGCGCACGGAGATGAGGCCAAGAAGATTGGTGCATCCAAAGTTGGTGTAGTTGTACATACGAAGTATCATGGTAAAGACCTTGGTTCATTGTCTGCACACCATGATGTTGATATGCACAATTTCAAAGACCATCCGGATGTACACTTGCATAGTGCGGAGCATGATACAAGCAAGGTACATTATCCAGAACATGCTCAGGACGAGTTCCACAAGCATATGGCAGCAGCAAAAAACATACATGATACTCATGGTGGTAAGATGTATCCTGCTACTGAAAAGCACCAAGGTGAGCATTCCCACATGACTACATACATCAATAAGACTGTAGACACTGGAGAAATTCCACATGCTGCAGGTCTGCAAAAACACATTAAGAATGTATACGATAAAGAGTCCGCAAAAGTAAAGACCGATAAGGCCAAGTCCGCGAAAGAGTCTGAAGCAAAAGATCACATTAGTCATATTGAAAAGAATAAATCACATTATGAAAATTTACTAACCATGCACCATCATTTAGCACAAGCCAAAAATGTATTGGTTAAAAGTTTGGAGTCTCATGAGGGTCGTTATACTCACCACATTGCGGGTAAGAAATCTAAACCTGAAGGTTTTGTAATTCATCACACTCCAGCATCAGGCAAGACTGAACCTACAAAATTGGTTAATCGTGCAGAATTTGCCAAGCAAAATAGATTAAAAATTAGAAAATAAAAGGCTAAACCAATGATTTCATTTAGAAAATTCACAGAATTGAATGAGTCCAAATTAACTGAGGACCAAATTGAAAAAATTATAAAACATCTCCGTGAAGATGATGAACGCGATTTAGATGAATCTTTTTATGAATTACATGAAGATGTTGGATCGGATAAAGATAAGGTCAAAAACGACACAAAAGGTAAGATGCATGAAATTTTAACAGGCTATCATTTGCTTGGTGGTAAACATATGCCTAAACATGCAGATAAGCATGGAGATAGTCCACAAGAAGCTCATGATAAATTGAAGAAAACTATTACTGATCCGGACAAATATAAAAAAATGGATGCGCGAGCAAAATCGGCGGCCGCAGATATCAAGAAACAAGTTGAAACTGGTGGTTATAAAATACATGATGTCCATTGGACTTCGAAGCCGGATGACGTTACCCGATCTACTGGAATAGAATCAAACAAAACTAATGATTCTTCAGATATTGTAGTTTCTACAAAGAAAAAGCATTCGGATGGAAAATCTACCACCATACATCATGGTCGGAGTTTGAAAGTTACAGACAGTACTTCGAAACATGTGCCAATTTCAAATTTAGGTATAAAATCTGCAGGACCTAATGCTGCATCTATACATGCTGAACATAAAAAAAACATACTTAGAAAATTTCCAAAACTTGCGAACACATCTAATGGCGAACAGAGAAGAGACCTAATGAAATCTGATCCAGTAATGGATAAGCATGTTAGACAAAAAAATACAGAAACCTTACATAAAATTGCAACAGGATTACACCATCATTTAAATAGTATTCCTAAAGACGAATTGGTGCATCATATCAGAAATCAAATTCACGCACATACTACACCAATGCAAATGAAGGGACATGGGCATATGAGGCATACCTCATATACGTCAGGTGGAGAATTTAAACACCACTCAATTGATCCGAGTCAACACCATGAGCATATTTTAAAGGATCCACATAATATTACAGTGGAACATCATGGAACATCGATACACTTTAAACACAAAGGTAAAACCTTTGCGCGCCAAAATATTAAATTATCTTCACAGAGTGATCCGCTCAGTTCAGTAAAAAGTTCCGGCGAAACATCCGGAGATTAAAACTAATGAAATCATTTCTAGAATTAATTGAAGAAAATGCATCTGCTGATAAGCATCATGTCATGACCTTTGGTCGGATGAATCCTCCGACGACTGGGCATTTGAAATTGATCGACAAAGTGAAAGATGTGGCAAAGAAGAATAAAGCCGAACACACAGTTGTAGTTTCTCATACACAAGATTCCAAAAAGAATCCTTTGTCGGCCGAACAAAAGTTGAAGCATCTCAAAAGATATTCTCCTGATACACACTTTAAAGCCGCATCGAAAGAGCATCCATCTTTTCTGCATCATGCTGCTGAATTAAACAAAAAAGGTGTTACACACTTGCATTTGGTTGTGGGATCGGATCGTGTCAAAGAAATGAAAGACACGTTACACAGATATAATGGAACTCATCCTTCTGCTCTGCATAATTTCAAGAAAATAACTATACATTCTGCTGGTCACCGTGATCCTGATGCTGAAGGTACTGAGGGTATGTCCGCAAGTAAGATGCGTGAACATGCCAAAAATAAAGACTCGCACTCATTTAGACAAGGAGTGCCGCATCATGTTTCCGATACACACTCCAACGAACTTATGCATGATGTGCGAAAGGGCATGGGACTACATGAAGAATTATATCGTGGACAGTTTAAAGCGATATTTTTGACTGGCGGACCTGGTTCAGGTAAGGATATTATCATTCGTGAAGCAATTGCTGAATCTAATATCTGTGAACTGAACTTCATTCAAGTTAAAGAATGTTTATATGATAAACAAAGATTGTCCGAAAGAACGAATAATTATCGTAGAGAGTCGATAAGAAATAGAGGTCCTTTAATCATCAATGGTCCTGCTGATGACTTCAAATCGATTAGTTACATTAAAGAAGAACTTGAAGAACTTGGTTATGAAACTATGATGATATTTGTTGCTACTACAAATGAAACAAGTAAGGAGAGAAATTCTTTTCTTACTAGGATGATGACTGAATCGATCAGGCAAGATAAATGGACAAATTCACATAATAATATTCAAAATTTTAATGAAACTTTCGATACTTTTATTACCTTTGACAACACAGGATGTGTAAATAGTAAAGAAGAGGACATTAATTATGTGTACCAACATACAAATGCGTTCATTGATTCGATAACAGTTAATGAAACTTCCGAAAATTGGTTCATCCGGAATAGTAAATTAATAGAGGAAAGAAAAAATGCTAAACTCAATAAGAAACTTATTCAACAAGGTAATAGAAAAGTTGACGCTCAAGCCAAGGTTTGTGGACACAAAGTCCTCGCCGACAACAACTGTCCCTATTGCCAAATTAGTCGAAAGGCTGGATCAGCTGATAGTGTTAAAGACGGAGACGTTGCCTCCAACGGAACCTACACCTTCAGAACCTACAGTGAGCAATCTCAGCCCACCGTCAAAGTCAACGCAAGTCCAAAAGAGCCAAACTTCCAAAAAGACAAAGACAAAAAAGTGAAACGCGGTAATACGTCATCATCTTCATCCCGAGTTGGTGAACCTAGTGGTGTAGGATCGACTTACGACTCTAGAGGTACTGGTGGATTAACTGGTGGCGCAGGCTTGGGTGGAATACATAGCGAATCTCAAGATTATAGTAACGCAAGTCCAACAACCACAGCAATGCCGCGTGGCGTGACACCTAATCCACTATCCGGAGTATTCGAGAAGAAGAAAGCATTTAAGAAGTTCAGAAATGAAGCGATTGATGATCCAGGTGCAAATGATATGGGTGTCGGCGGCGTACTCGGCGGCGCAAGCAATAAAGAACCACTGGTTACACCTATGGATAAATTTGGTATGTCTGGTATAACAATCAAGAAAAAGAAAGACAAAACCAAATGATGAGATTTAAAGAATTCTTGGAAGAAACTGCTGCATGGCAGAGATCCGCTGGAAAAGATCCGGAAGGTGGGTTAAATAGAAAGGGTATTGCGTCTTATCGAAGAGAGCATCCTGGTTCTAAATTATCCATGGCGGTCACAACGGAACCTTCCAAATTAAAACCAGGAAGTAAATCTGCAAATCGTAGAAAGTCATTTTGTGCTAGAATGTCTGGAATGAAGAAACGACTTACTTCCGCAAAGACGGCAAACGATCCAAATTCACGTATCAATAAATCTCTACGCAAGTGGAATTGTTAATTCAAAGGAAATAAAATGTTCACAAAAAATAACTTAAAAACAAATGCTGTTGCTGAAGCCGTTGCTAAAATTCTGGAAGCAGAACTTGATGAGGCTCTCAAGGGCGGCCAAAAGAAAATTGACAAGAACCACAATGGCAAGATTGATGCACACGATTTCAAGTTGCTTCGTGGCGAAAAATCGGTCGAAGAAGCCGCTTTAGGTGTTCCACTAAAAGATCATCCTTATCACAAGAAAACTGATGCAGAACTTCGTTACATACAAAAAGATGCTGCCGAAGCCGCTAAAGCGATGCAAGGACATGCACCGAAGTCTGAAGCAAAATACCTGGATCAAGTTAATGATGCGTCTACTGTTTTGCATTACCGTAGCAAAGGCGGCAAACAACTTGCTAAAGAAGAAGTTGAGTCTATTGATGAAGGTAATATAACTCACATTCTTTCAAAAGAACTCGTTTCAGATCACAAAAGATGGATGGATTCTGAAGGGTTTGATACAAAGACTAAACCTCTACCAAAGAGTCATCCGAAACATACCACTCACGTTGGTATTGTTTCGAAAGATAATAAAGAATCTTCCTACCATGAAGATGGATTCGCTAGACCAATCCATGAATCAGTTCAGTCTATTGATGAACTGAGTAAAAACACTGTGACATCTTATGCTTTGAAGGCAGGAACAAAACTTGGTGGTAATATTGCTGCTTTGGGTGCATCTAAAGATATATCAAAATATTCAGCAAACCCAACATCTCCTGATGAAATTAAGAAACGACTTAATAAATCTATAAAGAACCGAAAGGCTGGTCTAGCGGCCGCCTCACAAAGATTATCTAAGGAAGAAGTTGAGTCTATTGATGAATTATCTAAGAGTACTTTACTTTCGTATGTCAAGAAAGGTGAGAAACAGCAAGGTAAGAATTTTGATGACATTATTGCTGCACACAAAGGTAATGATCAGACTAAGGCTAACAAGGCAAACGCTAAGTATCTGAAACGTAATGCTGGTCTTGATCGTGCAGTGGACAAAATGTATTCCAAATATGATAAGAAAACGGAAGAAGTTGAAATCGAAGAAGCAGACAATCTAACTCTGCGTGGATTGCATACTGCAAATCCACAGTCGATTCCAAGTTATATGAGAAGCACAGAAAAGGGTAAGAAGTCTCTTGCAGACAAAAACAAGCCTATTCTAAAGGATTTAATCAAGCGACAACTTGGCAAGCACCCAAAGCCAAATCTTCCAGAAGAAGTTGAAGAACTGGATGAACTGAGTAAGAGCACCGTTAGGTCTTATGCCAACAAGAAGTCTGCTGAGTTATCTCATGTGCCTCTAATGCCTTTCAAGAGAAAGCCCATGTCTGACCGCGAAAATCGCAATGCAGACAAAGGTATGATGGGAGCGTTGAAGAGACTGAATAAGGAAGAAGTTGAAGAACTTGATGAAATCTCTACTGCACAAATGAGTCATCAAGGTAAGACAACACTCAAGCATATCAAGAATCCTGGTGTTGGTCTTCGTATGGCAGCACATGATATTAAGCCAGGTATCAAAGGCTATCGTGATCGCGTTGATCTTATGAGAGCCGCTGATGCAGAAGGTAAGTTGAAGAAGGAAGCAGCAGAAGACCTCGAAGAAAAGAAGGGTGATAGCGATTTGGGTACTTTCACCGATAATAATATGGGTGAAATGACTGATGCTCAAATGAAAGAACGTGAGCGTATTGTCAAGGGTATGAAAAAAGGACTTGCTGGTTTCAAAGAGCGTTATGGAAAACGTGCTAAAGATGTAATGTATGCTACTGCAACT